TTTCACTAGATTATTAGGTGATATAACTATAAATGATGGTGTTACATTTACTGTAACAGCGGGATCATTTGTAAAAATAGAAGAATTTTAATGTATAGTAAATATTTATATATATGAGTGTTTTAAAAGTAGGTGCAATACAACCCAATTCTGGAACTAAAGTAAATATTACTGGTAGTACATTATTAGTTACAACAGCAAGTGGACATTTTAGCGGTTCATATGAGGGTGATGGTTCAAGATTAGAGGGAGTAGCAGGTTTTCCATTTACTGGCTCAGGTCAAATTTCAGGTTCATTATTAGTAACGGGTAGTTCTACACTAGCTTTTAGAGTATCAGGTAGTAGTGCTTTTACAGGAAGTTTATTTGTTAGTGGTACTTTAAGTGGATCATTTTCGGGTAGTGGTGCTTCTCTAACTGGAATAGTTAGCTCATCTACAGCAGTATTAGCTCAAACTGCTTCAGTAGCAACTAGAGCTAATAGTTTAGCACCCACTGTTACAGCATCTTTTGCTGATATATCTACATTAGCAAGAGCTGGTTCGGGATCATTTAGTGGTTCATATCAAGGTGATGGTTCATTATTAACAGGTGTAGTAGCTTCGGGTTCGATACAATCAGCCTCTGTAGCTGTAAGAGCAAATACTTTAAGTCCTGCTGCAACGGCAAGTTTTGCAGATAAAGCTGATGAAGCAGTAACATCTATAGTAATACCAGTAACAGTAGTTGATGATGGGGGAAATAAATACGCATTTAATGGAGTTACGGCTCCTAAATTATCACTTAAAAGAGGTTCAAGATATAGATTTGATTTATCCGATTCAACTAATGGTTCTCATCCTTTTGGGTTTAGATTACCTGATGATACTTCTTATACGGTAGGTGTAACTACTGTGGGTTCCGCTGGTAGTGCAGGTGCCTATGTAGATTTTAATGTTAATTTTGCAACATCTAGTTCATTAAAATACTATTGTACATCTCATGGAAATGCAATGGGTAATAAAATAGAGCTAATAGATTTATTTGGTGGAGCATTTAGTGGATCATTTAGTGGTTCTTATGAAGGTGATGGATCAAATTTAACTGGAATAGGTGCTTTTCCATTTACAGGATCAGCCGCTGTTTCAGGAACATTATTAGTAACAGGAAGTTCTACTTTAGCACTAAGAGTAACTGGTAGTACAGCATTAACTGGAAGTTTATTTGTAAGTGGGGCTGTATCTGCGAGTGCTGGATTTAGTGGTTCATTCCAAGGTGATGGTAGTGATTTAACAGGTGTAGGAGGATTTCCACATACAGGTTCTGCCGATATCACTGGTTCTCTTTTAGTAACGGGTTCCGCATTTGTAACATCGTTAACAGAAACATCAGCTTTAAGATATAAAAAATATGTTAAAGATTTAAATTCCGAAACTGATAATATCTATCAATTAAGACCAGTACATTTTAGATGGCGTGATGATAATAGAAAAGATTATGGATTAATAGCGGAAGAGGTTGAAAAAATATATCCCGATTTAGTAACAAAAGGGGATAATGGTGATGCTTTAGGTATAAGTTATACTAAATTAACAGCATTACTAGTAAAAACTATACAAGAATTAACAGATCGTGTAGAAAAATTAGAAAATAAATAAATTAAGTTATGGCAATTAAACAAACAAAAGTAACGGACGAAGAACTAAAACAAATTTCTCAATTTCAGGAAGGTATAGATAGACTAACTATTCAATTAGGTCAATTATCTTTAAAAAAATTAAGCTTGGATAAAGAGGAAGAATATTTAGAATTGGAGTACGAAAAAATTTTAAAAGAGGAAAAACAATTAGGAGATAATTTAAAACAAAAATATGGAGAAGCTCAAATTGATTTAAAAACGGGTGAGATAGTGTATCCCAAATAATGTTTTTGAGAACTTCTTATATATTTATCATTGATAAAATAACTAGACAAAAATGGCTGAAACTTTACTATCCCCAGGAGTATTAACCCGTGAAAACGATCAAACCCTAATATCACAGGGTCCCGTCACGGCAGGTGCTGCGCTTTTAGGCCCTACAGTAAAAGGTCCTGTAAACATCCCAACTTTAGTTACATCATTTAGTGACTATAAAAATAAATTTGGTGGTGCATTTGAGAGTGCAAGTATCGCATATGAATATCTCACTTCAATAGCTGCTTTTAATTACTTTCAAGCAGGAGGTGAATCAATATTAGTAACCAGAATCGTATCTGGTACTTATTTACCCGCTACAGCATCTGTAGCTGCATTAGGAACCGGTTCAGATGGTGGTGATTATATGACCGCATCATTTGTATTGGAAACCCTTTCACAAGGTGATATAATGAATAACTCAGGTAGTGTTACCACTAGTGGTTCATTAGCAAGTGGTTCAGGTGATAATGTTCGTTGGGAAGTTGCAAGTCTAGATTCAGGAAGTGGTCAATTCAGCCTATTGATCAGAAGAGGAGATGATAACGAAAAAAATAAAACAATACTTGAAACATTTACAGATTTATCTTTAGATCCTAATTCTAATAATTACATTGAAAGAGTAATAGGTAATCAAGTACAAAATTTTGACACAGATAGTGATGGAAATAGATTTATCCAAGTAACTGGGTCATTCTCTAATAACTCACAATTTGTAAGAGTAAAATCAGTACCAAAACCTACCCTAAATTATTTAGACAATGATGGTAATTTCAAAGCAGAATATACTTCATCATTACCAAAAATAGGTAGTGGTTCAGTTGGTGCTGGTGCTAAATTAGAAAGAGGTGCATTTGGTGGAGGAAAAGGACCTAAATTTGGTCTTGGAACAGGCGGACAACGTTTAAGAATGTTTGATGAAATTAGTGTTGCATCAATTCAAGGTGTTGCAGCTGCTGATTATACTTCCTCAATTGCTTTATTACAAAATAAAGATGAATATGATTTTGAAGTAATTACTATTCCTGGTGTAACAATACAAAATGGTGCTATTGCTACAACTACATTAATTGATACAGTTACAGAAAGAGGAGATGCAATTGCTGTGATAGATACTAGAAATTATGGTGCTACAATTAACCAAGCAATAACTTCAGCCGGAACAGTTGATTCAAGTTTTGCTGCTACATATTGGCCTCATGTTCAAGTACTATCCCCTGAAACAAATAAATTAGTATATGTACCTGCTTCAACATTAATACCGGCAGTTTATGCTACTAATGATAGATTAGGTGCTGAATTTTTTGCTCCTGCTGGGTTTAATAGAGGTGGTGTAGGTGGTGCTATACAAGCTGAAAGAAAATTACCACCTGCTGATAGAGATAAATTATACGCTGGAAAAGTTAATCCTATTGCTTCTTTCCCAGGACAAGGACCAGTAATATTTGGTCAGAAAACACTACAAACTAAAGCTACTGCAACAGACAGAGTAAATGTTCGTAGATTATTAATTGAATTGAAACGTACGATTGGACAAATTGGTGAAGGATTGTTATTTGAACAAAATACAGCTGCTACCAGAGGTAGATTCCTAAATCAAGTTAATCCATTCCTAGAATCTATACAACAAAGACAAGGTATATTTGCCTTTAGAGTTGTAATGGATGAAACTAATAATACTGCTGACGTAATAGATAGAAATCAGTTAGTAGGACAGGTATTTATTCAACCAACAAGAACGGCTGAATTCATAATTCTAGACTTTAATATCACACCTACTGGAGTAGAAATTTAAAAAGGCAATATTTATAATAAACATAAAATAAAATGGCAGTAAAAGATCCCAATGAAATAATGTTCACCGCCTTTGAACCTAAGGTGCAAAATAGGTTTATCATGTTTATTGATGGTATTCCATCATACTTGGTAAAAAATGCAACAGCACCGGGATTCGAAGCAGGTGAAATAATATTAGATCATATCAATGTATACCGTAAGGTAAAAGGTAAAGTCAGATGGAATGACATGACTTTAGGTTTATATGATCCAGTAACCCCATCTGGTGCCCAAGCAATAATGGAATGGGCTAGACTTGCACATGAAAGTGTAACAGGAAGAGATGGTTATTCCGATTTTTATAAAAAAGACCTACAATTAGATATATTAGGTCCCGTTGGAGACGTGGTTTCTCAATGGATAATTAAAGGAGCTTATTGTAAAACTGCCAACTTTGGTGAATATGATTGGAGTGCTGATGCCGCAATTAGTCTAGATATCACCATAGCAATGGATTATTGTATCCTAAATTTTTAAGCATACCCCAACCCTCCATACCTCGAAAAATGGTGTTCTTTTTGGAACACCTTTTTCTTTTTATATATTTATATCCAAATAAGTTATTAGTATGGAACAAAAAGTTACAGAAAAAAAATTAAAATTCCCAACTGAAACAGTTGATTTACCCTCTAAAGGATTATTATACCCTAAGGATAATCCATTATCTTCTGGTAAAATAGAAATGAAATATATGACTGCTAGAGAAGAAGATATTCTAACTAATGCCAATTATATTTCCAAAGGTATTGTTATAGATAAGTTATTAGAATCTTTAATAATAACAAATATAAATTATGATGATTTAATTACTGGAGATAAAAATGCATTATTAATAGCAGCTAGAGTATTAGGATATGGTAAAGATTATACATTTAATGGGTATAATCCTTCTACTAAAAGTGTAGAAGCTATAACGGTTGATTTAACTACTTTACCTGATAAAAATTTAAATCCTAAAGATCTTAAAGAAGAAGGAGTAAATGAATTTGATTTTACTTTACCTACTTCTAAGACTAACATTACTTTTAAAGCCTTAAATCATAAAGATGAAAAATCTATAACTAAAGAAATAGAGGGATTAAAAAAATTAAAAAAGGACGTAATTCCCGAAGCTACCACTAGATTAAAATATATAATTACATCTATAGATGGTGATAGAGAAAGTAAAACTATAAGAGAATATATAGATAATTATTTATTAGCTAAAGATGCTAGAGCATTACGTGAGGAAGTACGTAGAGTCTCACCTGATGTTGAACTAAAAACCTATGTAGATGATGTTGAGGAGGCCATCAATGTCCCAGTGGACGTTACCTTTTTTTGGCCTGACAGCGGAATATAGATCTAATTTATTTTCCCAAATACATGATATTACTTTTCATGGCCAGGGTGGTTATGATTGGCATACTATATATAATATGCCTATTTGGCTTCGTAATTTTACTTATAAAAAAATGGAAGAATTTTATAAAAAACAAGAAGAAAAACAAAATAAGGCTAGCAATAAATTAAAAAATGATTCTAAAATACATAGACCTGGTATAAATCCATCTAATGTATATAATACGTCCGCACCAAGAAAAAAATAAATTTCCGCAGAAAAATTTGGCTGCCGGGGAGACCTTTCGTACATTTATGGCATAAATAAAAAAAGTAAAAAAAGGTTATGTCAAATTTTAAATTAAATTCAAATTCTATTAAGGGTTCATGGAGGCCTCAAACGGTTAAAATGAACGAATTATCATTCAATGATAATCTATTTATTCCAATGCCAACAGGTAGTAAAGTAGATCCATTATTTTCTGCTGATGGTGGTTTAATGAAAGGTACTAATTATGCAATAGTTGGTGATCCTGGAGTTGGTAAGTCTACTGTAATGTTAGATATACTTGCCGATCTTAAGTCAAAAGGTAAAGATGTATTGTTTATTTCTGGTGAGATGAATAGTATAGATATGCACGGATATGTAAAAAGATACCCTAAATTCGGTAATTTAGATATTTTATTTATGGGTGATTACGTAGAAAAAGATCCATTAGTAGTATTAAAAAGTATATTAACTAAAGGATGGGACGTAGTTTTAATAGATTCAATGGCAGAAGTTGTTAGTGCTGTTGCAGATTTCCATACTGGAATGACTAATAAAAAAGCCGAATCGGAAATATTAACACTACTAGAAAAGCATAATAAAGCTAATAATATAAATAAAATTAATACTGCGTTTTTAATAATTCAGCAGGTAACTAAAATGGGTGAATTTGCCGGTTCAAACAGGTTTAAACACATGATGACAGGTATGGCTCATTTAAAGTTTGTAAATCAGGGAAGATGTTTCTTCTTTAGTAAGAATAGAAGAGGTGGTCAAATGGATGCCTTGTTCTTTTCCCTAGGTACAAACAAAAACGTAGGGTGGTTGCACACACAACCAATGAATGCCCTCGACTAATTTTTTACTTTTTTATTTTAAGAGGTCCTTAGGGACCTCTTTTTTATCTCCATATTTATATCATATAGTTTATTATGGCACTTACCCCAGAAGAAATAAAAAAGGTAAATGAAGAATTTAACCAATTAGTAAACAGGTTAGATGAATTAGATAAAAAATCC